CTCCTGCTTCTAAATTCAAGCCTTGAGGTGAAGCATTTACTTGTTCTTTAGCGGCTACGTCATCTCTAAAAAATTCATATTCAGTGCTGGAATCAGATGAGTCAACAAAATTCATGTTTACTAAAATAGCTGATGATGCATCATTGTTTGCACAATATATACTTTTGACTATAATTGTTCCATCTGTAGGACAGGTAAGCACAGTAGTTTTACCTGTGCCGGTTTGTTTAAAACCTTGATTTTTATAAAATATGCTCATGATAAAAAGTAATTAAACGCGTCTTGTTCGTTTTTTAAATCTTGTTGAAAAGAAAAATTTAATTGATTTTGTAACGTAGTTAAAGACTCTAATATTTGTCTTTGATTTTCTACATCGTATTCTTGTTTTGGTTCAGGTATATAGTTTGTTACTTTAGCCATTAGAAACTACCTTCTGTAGCAGTTGGATCTGAAGAACTAAAACTACCTGCACCTTGGCCAAAGCCTCCAGGTCTACCAGAGTCACCATCATTACGTCCGCTAAAGTATTGTCCCGCACCTTCATTAAATGCTCTTAAATTTTTAATTCTTTGTTTATCAGCTCCTCTTTTTGCAGCGTCTTCTCTAGCTTTTCTATCTCTTCGTTTTTGAAAATATTCAGCTAAAGTTTTAGATTGACCAAAATCAGTACCACGTATTTTTTGGTTAAAACCTGATAAAGACTCTAAACCTCTTCTTAATAAATTAAGTGGGGTAGGAATATTACTTAAAAACTCAAATAATGATGCGATACCACCTCTAGTGTTTTTAGCTTTTTCTACGTCATCTGGATCATCGGGTTCATTAGCAACACCAAAAGAAGTATCAATTAATGGAAGACCAGCGTTATCTAAAAATCTACCAGGTGCTTGATTTATGATGCCTGTATTAAGATAATACGGGTCTTGAAAATTAATAGTAGCTAAAGTATTAGGACTTGTATTTGTAGGAGCAATAGCTGTAATTCCTAAATTAGAAAAAGGTGTAGCTACTGGAACAGTTGTGCCTGGATAAAATTGTTGGTTTATAGGTCTTTGTTCTACTCTACCTGTGTTTACATTAAAAAAATATTCCATTATCTTCTTCCATCCGGTTGTGCATCAAGTCTTAGTGTTCCGTATCTCCAGGTTTCACCTGTAGAATCATTTTCTATTTTAACAGAAACTAATCTACCTCGAGCTCGTGTATCTACTTTATCAGTAGTTTTAGTAACTGTAAAGGGCCCAAGTGGAGAGCTTACAGCTACGTCATCTGGGTAAGAACTTACAAACAATGTAACTTTAGCGTTACCTTCTTGATATTTAAAATCAGGTATAAATCGTCTAACAGCCATAAAAAACTCACCATCTCCTCGATAATCTGCAATACCTGTTTGTTGACCTAAAGCACTACGTCTTGATGTTATGTCCCAATCTCCTGATCTTATAAAAGCAGGAATAGCTGTTGTAGCCGTGCTGTTGACTTGATCTGTGCCTTGTTCGTGTTCGTAATAAATACTAGCTCCATATTTATTTGTAATTCCTAATATGTCAGGAAATACAGGTGTTAATGTATCATCATAATCTGTAGCATAAGGATTATCAAACACACCTTGATCTTGATATGTAGTTCTATCTAATGATGAAGTAGTCCAAACATTTTCTGCATAATTATATGTTACACATCTATCTATTTGATCTGATCCATCTTTTGGATAAAACCAATTTACTTCTGTATATAAATTATTTGCACCTGCAAAGATAACATCTCTTGAATTAAAATTTAATCCTAAATTATTTCCATCTGTGCTAAATACAAAATCTTCTACTAATGATGGTAATGACTTCACTGTTCCATCAAATGCAAAAAATCCACCTTGAGATCCCATCCAAAATACAGATCCATTAACAAAGGTTGCTGCGTGTTGACCTATACATCCACAGTTTGTACCTACTTGTCTAACGCTAAATGTAAATGGTGGACCTACAAATTGTATAACATATGCAGCTAAATCAGTTATAACAAAAACATAATCTTTACCTTGAATAGCTGCCCGTATTTCATTACCTGTATCTAATCTAAATGTACCTGCGGTATTGGTTGCTGTAGGTGTGTAAGTATTTAAATCTTCTTGATTAGAAAATCTTACAAACATCGGATCTTGTGTTGTAGTGTCACCAATAGTTGTTTCAGTTCCAAAGTGAAATAAATGTCTATCTCGATCAGATACTAATGTAAATCTAGTTTTTGTAGGATTGTTTGTAGTTTGAAAATTTGTAGTTGTTAGCGAAGCCCGTATGGTTCTTGCATTTGTAGCTCCTGCGTTCCATGTAAAAGTTTTACCATTAAATATAGTTGCAACTAATACTTGACCAAAGTTATCAAGACTCCAGTTTCCTGGATCTAGAGTCACATCACTCGTAGCTCTAGCTGTGCCCCAAGTTGAAGCTCCCCATGTAGATGTGCTCCAACCATAACCAGTCGTTTGAGTTGTTGGTCCCACTTCAACATATGGATTAACAGTTACAGCCCCTGCTGCTGTCATACCTGTTCCTCCTTCAGCACGTGAAGCCTGAACTGTAAATTTATCTACATCTGGAACGGTTAATATTTCATAAGGTTGTTCTAATTCTGCAGCTGTAAAATCTGAAGCCCCTGTAACTGTAACTGATGAAAGAGTTACATATCTTCCAACAGCTAAACCATGAGAACCTTTATTAATAGTTACTGTTCTAGATCCATTAACAGTTGTTAACGTGCCTCCAGTAATCGCTGTATCGAGTGGGGTAATGTCATAAAAGTCATTACCATAATATAAAAATAAACCTTGTGATGTTCCAATTGCAGTATATTTTTCCCCTGCAAAACTAGTAAACGCAACCTGTGCTCTTGCAGCTCCAGGCAAAGTTAAATTAGCTGAAGTTAATTGTAACCAACCGCCTATTTTTTCAGGCATTCCATATCTAAATCTGACAAAATCACCATCAGTCCATTGACCCTCGGCTCCTGATTCAGTGTCTTGTTTGTTAAATCCTGGCTTGAATTTTAATTTCTGTAACATATAGTAGCTTATATAACAGTTTTTTAGAGAATGAAAGGTGGAAAATGATCAGCTTATTAACCAAAAATAATAAGTTAAATGAAGTCAAAAATAGTTTAACAGTTACTTATCCAAGAACTGTAAATATAATACATGGGAATTATCCATATCCTCATGTAATTCATAATTTCATATTAGATATAAAAAATAATTTAGACCCTACTATGAAAAATTATACTAATGTAAAAGGAGGTATGACTCATTGGGATCATTATATAGATAATGAAAATTTTAATGGTTTTCTAGCTTTTTTAATAAATACTCATCAAACTACTCACCCTAAAATTTTTGAATATTTTTTAGAAAAAAATATTGTTAGTAATGCTTGGGGAAACGAAATAAAACCAGGGGATAGTTTAGACTACCATACTCATCCTTGTGTGCATGGTATTTTATATTTAACAAAAGGATGTGATTTAATTTTACCTGAATTAAATTTAAAAATAACCCCTGAATCAGGGGATTATTATATATTTCCTGCTGAAATATTACATGGTTTTGATATGTCTACTGAAAAAGAAAACAGATATAGTTTAATATTTAACATTGAGGAAAAAAGTCATTTTGAATTTAATAAAAAAATAAAAGATAAAAATGAAAGACAAAACAGTTAATATAAATAATTTTATAGGTGTATATGATAATTACATTACTGAAGAAGAATGTAATAAAGCAATTAAATTATATGAAGATCAAAACAAATTCAATAATACAGTTAACAGAATAGGATCTGAACAATCTTCTATTCTTCAAAAACAAGATCAACAATTTTTTGCTGCAGAAGGTAATATAGAAATATGGTGGGAATCTTTAAAACCTATGATGTTAAATTTTGATTTAGCATGGAATCATTACGTAAAAAACACAGGAGCTGATGCAGCTTATGGTGTTCCTTTTCATTTTACCTGTTTAAAAATTCAAAAAACTTTACCTACAGAAGGATATCATGTTTGGCATCTTGAACATAATAAAGGATTTGATAATGAACCTAGAGCTTTTGTTTTTAGTGTTTATTTAAATGATGTTGAAGAGGGAGGAGAAACAGAGTTTTTACATTTTTCAAAAAGAGTAAAACCTAAAACAGGTAGAATAGTTATTTGGCCTGCTGCTTTTCCATATGTTCACAGAGGAAATCCACCTTTATCAGGTAAAAAATATATTTTAACTTCTTGGATGATGTTAAGATAATGAAAGTAAATATAATAGATAATTTTTTTGAAGAACAATTATTTTTAAATATACAAAATCATGTAACCACTAAATTATTTTATACTCCAAGATACTTTGAAGATAAAACGGAAAAAAACGAAAAAAATTATTATGGTAGTAGATTTATATTGTCGCAAGATCCAGAGTTATTAAAAACTTTTGTTACACAAGCAGAAAAAAAATTTAAAATAAAAATTAAAAAATTACATCCTGATAGTGGTATAGACATGAGAAATCTACTTAATTTTAAACCTCATATTGATTTTGATTGTGTTTTAAATATTATGGTTATGTTATCTGGTCCAACGGCTGTTACTAATGGTACAGTTTTTTATACCGATGGTGAGTTAGATACACATGTGGGATTTAGAGAAAATAGAGCCATCATGTTCCCCTCTACACGATATCATTCTCCTCATGCAAGCAAAGTTCCTAATTTAAAAAGATATACAGCTAGTTTATTTGTTCAGGATTATGAAGAATAAGATGTAGGTCTTGCACCTAATCTAGCAATTTTATCAGCTTCACTTTCACCTTCTACAATATTTTGATCCCAATCAGATTGTAATTTGGCTAAATGAGTTGCATCCCATCTATCAATAAAATCTTGAAAATCACCTAGGTTTGCATCTTCCCAAGTAGAGTGTGGAGTTCCATCTCTGTATTCTACCGTGTCGCTTGGATTAGCTGTTCCATATTGAATAGCCCAAATGTTATTCCATTTAGCTAGTCCCCAAAAATCATTATCAGAAATTTCATATGAAGTTCCAGCAGCATCACCACTGTGTTTAATAATTAACTTATCATCAAATACTACTGTCCATGTTGCGTTAGTCGCCATAATTTCTCCTACGTTTTAATTATATAAATAATTGTTAAATAAGGTTGAACAACAGAAGTTGCATCACCTGAAAATGTGGCACTCATATTGTGCGAGTGACCTTGTCCAGAACCTGCATTTTCAATTCTACCTGTAAGAGCAGTAAATGAACTTACATCTTGTCTTCTATTAAAAGCTTGTTGACCCCCTCCTAAACCAAAGTGAGCTTGTGCGTTGTGACTGTGTGAAGCAAGTTGTGCTGTTGATAAAGTTGCGTTAGCTGTTGAACCTCCAACGTTTCCAGTTGAAGTTACAGTGTTAGCTCCACCTGTTGAAGCTAAAGCTTTTGTTCCTGATTTACCCATTGGAACGTTATCTTGGAAATCAGGTAAGTTAAAAGTTGATGCACCATCTCCAGCTCCGTAAGTTGTTCCTACGATTGCAAATAATGCAGAATAAGTTGATCTTGAAACTGCTGCTCCATTACATTCTAAGAAACCTGTTGGCACTGATGAAGAAGACCACGGCACAATAGTTGCTGTAGGAATTCCTTCGATACCTGTAAGGTTTGCTCCATCGAAATCGTATCTTGTTGCTTCGTAATTTGACATCTATTATTTCTCCTTAT